TCCAGAATAACTTTCCACCAGAGAGAAACTTGCTCCTGGTGTCGTCATCTCGAACACTGGTTTCGTTGATAAATCTAAGTTTGTCCATGTTGAATTCACACCGTTAACGGTATTATTAGAAGATGTAGTATCAGGAGGAGTTAGTGCACCACCTGTATCTTGAACATTTATACCATGGCCAGATACAGAATAGGTAAATCCTGTAGAGTAGTCCATACTATTTATGGTCTCCGTTACAGTACTAGTCGTTTCTGTATGGCTAGTCATTGAGCCCTGGGTAAAATTAGGCACCACAGGCACTGCTATGACTGGGTTTACCTTCCCCACACTTGCAAGGAAGGTTGCACCCACAGCTAGGACAAATATCTTTTTCATTAGTCATGTTACTCTATTTTATTGTGAGTTCGGACACGAATTGGCCAGTGGCTGATGTACCAGCTCCACCACCTGTAATCGTAGTCACACCAGCGGATGTGATAGTACCAGCTAGTGTACCTGCTACTCCTCCAGAGGTTGTAGTTGTACTACCAAGTAATGGTAATGCAGCAACGACTCCTCCTGATACTGTAGAAGATGCAGTTACATCGTCCCCTTCAATAAAGGTTTCTGACATACTGAATGCTGAGCCTACAGTATTTACTTCTAGTGCTGACGGTGTATAACCTACTGCTGTACCTGAAGATAAGGTTCCTAGTCCACCAAAAGCTCCACCATCGCTTACTTTCAAATTATTTCCACTAACGGTATAACTTGATCCAATACGACTGGCCTGACTTGCGGCTGCATCAACTGTCAATTGTACACTTGAACTCATAGTGTGAACTATCTCTGCAGATGCAGGAGATATCATCAAAAACATACCAATGAACAATGCTTTTTTGATCATGTTAACAAATGTTTCTATGATTTATTTATACCATTTAATCGTTAAAAAGGTATAAATACGGATAGTACTACCCATAGTGTACGGGATGATACTTTACATACTAATAAATAATAGTGATTGCCTTCGGGGGTCACAAAACTTAACACTCGCTTTCTAAGGAGAAAAACAATGGGTAACATTCAGAGATACCATTCTGCAGATCTTCCATCATTAATGGAGAAGATTAATAAGAACAGTATAGGACTAGACAATTATTTGGAATCATTTTTTGATTTCCCTACTCAAAGTAACTACCCTCCATATAATCTAATTCAATTAAATAATCATGAATCTAGATTAGAAGTTGCTTTGGCAGGATTTAAAAAGGATGAAGTAAAAGTATATACAGAGCATGGAAAATTATTTGTTGAAGGATCAAAAGCAGACAAGAAAGAAGATTCTGATCAATACTTCCATCAAGGACTAGCACAAAGAGATTTTAATAGATCATTCATACTTGCTGATGATACTGAAATTAGATCAGTATCTTTAGAAGATGGATTACTTACGATTGAATTAGGTAAGGTAATACCTGAGCATCATCAACGAAAAGATTACATCTAAATAGAGTGTCTGTAACATTATATTATGACTATTAAAGTTGTTAAATTAAAATCAGGTGAAGATATCATTGCTGATGTCCAAGAGGTTCAAGATAAAGAATCTAAAGTAAGACAAGCATTTATCTTCACTCATGCCTATACGGTAAGCATTGAAAAAGAATTAGTACCTGACGTTGATGCAAGAAATCAATTGTATAATGGTAGAATTCTACTTGAAAGGTGGCAACCTCTTACCATAGATGAAGAGATTGCTGTAAATCCTGATTGGGTGGTATCAATTGTTGAACCTATTCTTGCTGTACTGGAAGCATATGGTCAAACTATGAAACCATCTGAAGAAGGTAAGGCAGTATTTGGTGCTGATGAAGTCACTGAACCTAACCTTGCCATTACGGACGAGATAAATAACTAAAAAGTAATTTACTTCCGTGAAGTCCTTTCAAGATCTTAGGTTAACCCTAATGTATCATGAGGATCTTAATGTAAAGTTCTGGGACGGACTTAACTTGAGACCTGAAGTTCGAGATAAACTACTCGAAATAGGATACATCTGGGCAGAGTTTGCCAAGATCCCCTCAAATGCAATACAAGATATAATTCTAGTGGGTGGTAATGCCAACTACAATTATACAGAATATTCTGATCTAGACCTGCATTTGGTGGTAGATAAGGATGAGATAGCTGCTTGTCAAACAGATTTCTTGGATGATTTCCTTAGAGATAAGAAAAGATTGTGGGCATTAACACATGATGTAAACCTCTATGGTCAACCAGTAGAACTGTATGCACAAGATATTGATGATCCAGTTCCCAAAAATCAAGGCACTTACTCAGTTCTTAATGGGTGGTGGATACAAGAACCACGTAAACAGTACGTGGACTTTTCCGACCCCTTGCTAAAACAGAAAGTTCGTGATATGATGGAGAGGATTGATGATCTAATAGATACTCAAGCAGATGACATCACTGTTCTAAACAAACTCAAAGAGAAGATTAGAACTATGAGAGGATCTGCAATTCAAAGAGGTGGAGAGTTTGCTCTGGAAAACCTAGTGTTCAAAGAGTTAAGAAACCGTGGATACCTCGACAAATTATCCAATTACATTAGAACTATAGAAGACCGAAATTTATCGCTATGACAGTTAAAGTTATTTTGATGAAATCTGGTGAAGATGTCATCAGTGATGCACAAGAAATTGTGGATAAAGAGAATAAAGGTATCATTGCCTATCATCTCAAGAACCCTTATGTGATGCAACTTCAAACTAAAGAAGTTGAAGAGGCAGAACTATTAGTTGAAGGAGAGAAACCTTCATCTAAGACAAAGTTCCAAGTTTCATATACACATTGGGCACCAATGTCTCAACAACAGGAGTTTGTTATACCATCTGATTGGGTAGTAACAATATACGAACCTGTTGAAAGGATCAAACAAGATTACACTGCAAAACACACAGTTGAGGAGGAAAATGGAAACAGTAAAACTCCTACTACTTAAGAATGGATGCTATGTCATCTCTTATATACAAGAGATGGAGATGGAACCATCATGTTTCCTTGCTGACCCAATGGAAATTATAGATGATGAGTTTAAAGCATTCCCAAAATATAGCGGTCAAAGAAATGTATTGCTTTATTCTGATTTTATTGCTACAATAGTAGACCCTGATCCAGAACTTCTGGAAAAGTACAAATTGACAGTCCCACCACAAAATGATGATGAAGAAGTCCCAGAGACATCTGAACTTTTATAGTAACGTATATCTCTCTGGAGATAAAATACATTATATTGGTTATGAAAATGGAGAACGTGTACAATATAAGGAGAGTTTCTCTCCTGTTTTGTATGCTAGATGTAATGAGAAGACACAGCATAAAACTTTAGAAGGACATTATGTTAAAGACATAAAGTTTTCTACTGTGAAAGATGCTAGAGAGTTTATAGATGAGTATAAGTATGTTGATAACTTTAAAATATATGGTAATGATAGATTTTTATATCAGTTCATAAGTTCCAAGTTCCCACAAGAACAGATGTCATATGATTCCTCACAGTTGAGGATTTATGCAGTTGATATCGAAACAACCTCTGAGAACGGTTTTCCAAATGTTGCCGAGACCTCAGAGGAAATTTTGTGTCTATCTGTAAAAGATTTTACTACTAAGAAAGTTATTACATGGGGTACAAGGGAATTTAATGCTAAGGATACAGAGTATAGGGTCTTCTGGAAAGAGGAAGACATGTTTAAAGATTTCTTAGCATGGTGGTCAAAGAACACTCCAGATATTATTACAGGATGGAATGTAAAACTGTTTGATATACCATATATCTGTAGAAGAATAGAAAGAGTGTTGTCTACAAAGCATCAGAAATCTCTATCTCCATGGAACAAAGTGTTTGAAAAAGAGGTAGAGATAATGGGTAGAAATCATATATACTATAGTATTATTGGTCTAAGTGTCTTAGATTATCTTGATCTTTATAAGAAATTTACATATAAAGCACAAGAATCTTACAGGTTAGATTACATAGCAAAGGTAGAACTGGGTCAGCAAAAATTAGATCACTCAGAATACGATACCTTTAAAGAATTTTATACAAACGATTGGCAGAAATTTGTAGAGTACAATATACATGACGTAGAACTTGTTGACCGTCTGGAAGACAAGATGAAATTAATTGAACTTGCTTTAACTATGGCATACGATGCTAAAGTTAATTACGAGGATGTATATTCACAAGTAAGAACTTGGGATAGTATTATATACAACTTTCTTAAGACAAAAGGTATAGTAGTTCCACCAGTAGAAAGGTCTGACAAGAATACTCAGTACGCTGGTGCATATGTAAAGGAACCAAAACCAGGATTATATGATTGGGTAGTTAACTTCGATTTAAATTCACTATACCCACATCTTATAATGCAATACAATATCTCACCTGAGACATTGATGCCCAATAGACATTCATCAGCAACAGTAG